GACGTTTTCCCAGACGATGTATCTTGGATATTTGCCATTGCTTGCACACCTCATTTCTCGGATGATACGGATTGCTTCGTGAAACAGAGAAGAACGGCTGCCGTTCAGACCGGTTCGTTTTCCGGCGATGCTCATATCCTGGCATGGACTGCCAAAGGTGATGATGTCCACAGGCGGCAGCTTTGCACCATGCAGTCCGCTGATATTGCCGAAGTGTTGCACCTGCGGCAGTCGTTTTTCTGTCACACGAATGGCAAACGGTTCGATTTCAGAAGACCAGACAGGCAAAATGCCTGCTAGCAGTCCGGCAAGTGGAAAACCGCCGCTGCCGTCAAAGAGGCTGCCAAGGGTGAGGTTATGCATCTGACACCTCTACTTCCGAATATTCCATTCGCTTCCCATCCCGAATCAAATACACATCATTGGAATTTCCGTCATGCAGTTTGATGTAACGTTCTACTGCCACATCTACAAACTTCGGTTCCAGTTCCACACCGAAGCACACACGATTTAGCTGCTCACAGGCAATCAATGTAGAAGCACTTCCCAGAAATCCATCCAGCACCATGCCGTTTGTCTGCGTACACTGGGGAATCAGATAGGCGATCAGCGGGATTGGTTTACTGGACGGATGTCCGCAGCCGTCCTCTTTGCTGTTTTTAATGCGGTCAAACTCAAATACCGTTTTCTGTTTCTGGTCACCATACCAGATATGCTTTCCGTCTTTTCTCCAGCCCCAGATAATCGGTTCATGGATATACTTCCAGTCGGTTCGGGTGAGAACAAGACGGTCTTTCTTCCAGACAAGTCCTGCACCGACCTTGAAGCCTGCATCTTCATACGCATCATGAAATACACGTGCCTTGGAGGTGGCATAAAACACATAAATGCTTGCATCCTTCGCCATGGCATCTTTGAATCTCTCAAATGCAGATTTTAGAAACGCATATCCTTTTTCATCGTCAAGGTCATCATTTTTGATTTTTCCTGACGTACTTTCCAGATTGACAAGATACGGCGGGTCTGTGCAAACAAGATTTACTTTTGTGTCTCCAAGAAGTGCTGTATAGGTTTCCGGTAAAGTGGAATCACCGCAGATAACGGTGTGCTTTCCAAGATGCCAGATGTCACCTGTTTTGGATTTGCAGGGCTTTTCCAGTTCTGCATCTACATCAAAATCATCCTGTTTTGCTTCATCACTGTTAATGTCGAAAAGGTCAGCAATTTCAGATTCATCGAAACCAGTTAAACCAAGGTCAAATCCGAGTTCCTGCAATTCCTGCATTTCAACGGACAGCAGTTCATCATCCCAGCCTGCGTCCAATGCCATACGGTTGTCAGCAAGGATATATGCTTTCTTCTGTGCTTCCGTCAGATGGTCGGCATACACACAGGGTACTTCTGCAATGCCTTCTTCCTTTGCCGCCTCAATCCTGCCATGCCCAGCAAGAACGTTATATTCCTTATCGATAATGACAGGATTGACAAATCCGAATTCACGGAGGGAAGAACGAAGTTTCAAAATTTGTTCTTTGTTGTGTGTTCTGGCGTTATTTGCATAAGGCACTAACTTGTTGATGTCAACAAGCTGAAATTCTGTAGTTGTGGTCATCTGTAATTCCTCCTCTGCTGGATTCTGAGCATACCTTTTCGGGCGGCATCCATATTGCCTTTGACAGCCTGTCCCTTGATTGTGCGATATTGCTGTTTGGTCATGTTATTTTTCTGCTGTTTCAGTTCTCTCCAGAATTGAACATCTGCTTTCATGTATTTCTCACTTTCTGCTTCTCAGCAATTTTTCCATCATATCTTCCTGCGGATTGCTCTGAAATTCCACAGAGCAGTTTTCCCTCACAATCTGAAAAATCTGATTCCAGATTTGGTTTGCCTGTTTCATGTAATTCTGTGACATCGCTACATAGGGAGAGGCAATTGCCGCACCAGTTGTAGGATGTTTGGAAATATATCCGTATTTGGTGACGATCTGCTCACAGTGTATCCAACGGGAAATACTCATGGCATACTGTTCCACAAGCTGACGGCTTACGATTTTCTCACAGGAGCGTTCTTTCAGCCACTGATAGGTTTCTGTATACACATCATCTGCAAGGAGTTTTGTGCCGTCACGCTGTAATTCTTTCATGAAATCTCTGACAGGCGGAGTTTCAGCGGATTCTATATCCGCAGGCTGCATCATAACTTCCGCCGATTTTCCCTCAGCAATTTTCTCCGTGAGTGCCTTTCTTGGCCGTCCTGCACCCGGTCTTGCACCGCCTCGGTTTGTACCGTCTTTCGCCATGATGTCATCACCTCCGAAAATCAAAGAAATTCAAACAAAAATGCTAAATCAGGCATAAAAAATGCCGACTGCAAAAGTCGGCAAAGTTAGATGTTGTCGGTATTTTTCAATATTTATACCTCTGAGGGGGTCAATAGGGCGTTTGAATACCCGTTTTTGTGCGTGATAGGGAACGCCGGTCTGTAAAAAATTCACAATTAGCGATTTTTATCCCCCCACCGGCAGCATTTCAGACACAATCAATATCGATAGACGGGATTTCGGTCTTCCGTCCATGTCTTGCGGTCATGGCAGGACTTGCAAAGAGCCTGCCAGTTGCTTTCGTCCCACATCAGATGCGGATCACCACGGTGGGGAATGATATGGTCGACCACAGTTGCTGCTGTGAACCGTCCCCGTGCCATACACTTCACGCACAGCGGATGCTTCCGCAGGTACGCCTTGCTGAGCCGCTGCCACCTGCTGCCGTAGCCACGCTTGGCGGCAGACGGTCGGTCTGGGTGCAAGGACTGATGCTTTGCACAATACAAACTGTCTGTCAGATTGGGACAGCCAGGGTGCTTGCATGATTTCAGTGCCTTCCTCGGCATAAGGTTCACCTCCGGATACAACGAAAGCCCATGTGGAACACCACAGGGCTTTCGGTCAGTTTTCTATGATATTATTATATCATGTTTATTCAGCAATTTCGTCCATCAAATTACCTCATGCCTTTCCGTACAAAAGCAAAGCAAGATGCTGCACTGCACGATTTTTCTTATTGTAAGCTGTAGAACGTTCGATATGCAGGTGCTCACAGATATTGTAAACAGCATCAATCTGTTTTTCTTCTTCTCCTCCATAGAACTGTTCCAGCACATACCGTTCATCCTCCGACAGGCTGTCCCATGCGGGTTGAAACCATTCCATGTATTCCTTTGCCTGACGATACCGTTCCCGCAGCACATCGATTTCGTCAATGGCAGCGATGATTCTCATTTCGCCGGACTGCGGGTTCGGACTGCCGCCCGGCATATCTGTAAATGCCGGACTGCCAAGGGTGGTGGTGTCTTCATGCACCTGTGCGATTTCTTCGTCTGTGTGTGCAAGGATGTAAGCCATGCTGCTGTAATCCTTCAGTGCGTTCACAGAGGCACTCCGTTTGTCTAAGTACTGCCAAATGATATTCATCTGCTACCTCCAAGTTCTGCCTTGACGGCTTGCATCAAAGCGGTCTGGGTTTGTTCTTTCCGGGTCAGGGCTTTCAGGATACGTTCGTCAATCGTACCCTTGGTGATGAGATGTTGAATGACAACCGTTTCGGACTGTTGCCCCTGCCGCCACAGTCTGGCGTTGGTCTGCTGGTAGAGTTCTAAACTCCATGTTAGCCCGAACCAAATCAGGTGAGAGCCGCCTGCCTGTAAGTTCAAGCCATGACCAGCAGATGCTGGGTGCAGCAGACCAACTTGCAGCCTTCCGGCGTTCCAGTTCCGAATACTGTCAGAGGATTGGATTTCCTGATAGGAAACCTTCAGCTTTCGCAGTCGCTCTTGAATCCGCTCCAAATCATGCTTGAACCAGTACGCCACCAGAACAGGCTTGCCATTGGCTGCCTCTATCAAATCTTCCAGTGCATCCAACTTTCGGCTGTGAATGGGAATCACCGCTCCGGTATCGTCATACACTGCACCATTCGCCAGCTGGGAAAGTTTATTGGATAGACTTGCAGCGTTGGCGGCGGTAATCTCGGTGTCCTGCATCTCCAGAATCAGTTCAGACTTGAACCGCTTGTAGGTTTCTTGCTCCGTGTCGGACAGCTGCACGGGATATTCGTTGGAAAGCAATTCCGGCATGTGCAGGTGGTCGATGGCTTTCATCGAAACAGTGATGTCAGCAATTTTCTCATAAATCTGCCGCTCTGCATCGGGCAGGGGCTTGTAGGAATACACGAGATAGCCGTTCTGCTTGTCGGGCTTGAAGTAGGCATTCCGATACTGCCCGATGAATCTGCCGAGCCGCTGTCCCATATCCAGCAGACGAAATTCCGCCCATAAATCCATCAAACCATTACTGGCAGGAGTGCCTGTCAAACCGACGATTCTTTTCACCTTTGGTCGAACTTTCATCAATGCTTTGAAGCGTTTGCTCTGATGGCTCTTGAAACTGGAAAGTTCATCAATCACCACCATGTCATAATCGAACTTCGTGTTGTTGACGAGCCAGTCAATGTTCTCTCGGTTGATGATGTAGAGGTCGGCAGGTTTTTTCAGGGCAGCAAGGCGTTCCTCGACCTTACCGACAACAACGCTGTATTGCAGCGGTTTCAAATGCTCCCATTTTTCAATTTCAGCAGACCATGTATCACGGGCAACTCGCAGCGGTGCAATAATCAGAACCTTTCTGACCGCAAACAAATTAAACATCAAATTGTGGATTGCAGTCAGTGTTGTAATCGTCTTACCAAGTCCCATATCCAGAAAGAGTGCTGCGATTGGATGTTCTTCGATAAAGCGAACAGCATATTTTTGATAGTCATGGAGTTTCATTTTTCACCTCCCAGATGATTTTGTCGATGTCCTCACAAGCATCCAAGACATAAACCAGAAAACCTAATCGCCTCAGAAGTTTATGCCGGGAAAGTTGAAGCGGTCTGGGTTTCTCTCCGGGTGCTTTCACTTCCACAAAAGCAATTCTACCGCCGGGCATCAATACGATGCGGTCTGGAACGCCTGCCGTTCCGGGAGACGTGAATTTCCAGCACACACCACCATTTTGCTTTACTGCCTTTGTGAGTTTTTCTTCAATTATTTTTTCTCGCATGGGAGTACATACACACTTTCACCGTTTGACACTGATTTTGCTATCTCATCAATGATTTTGGATGTCTGGTTAAAAAAGCCTAATCCAATTTTTCTGCCCTCTGTAACAAGCATGATGAGATCAGGCTCATTACTGTCCTGCATAATGACATCAAATTTTTCAAGATTAATCAAGGTGTTATTTTTCTTAATCCACATAATTTGTCCCTCCTAATTTTGGGGTTGGTGACAGTCTACGACAGTCGATTGCAAACCTTATATATAGAGAAAAAATTATACTTTTTTCTCGCCTGCGTAAAGTCTGTATATGACTGTCGTAGACTGTCACTTTCCCTATATTGCGTGTTTTTTAGCTTTTTTGGTGACAGTCAATCAAGAATATCGTTCTTCAATTGAAGCCCCATGATGTATCTAGCACTGTGAGTTCTTGTCTTTTTGAAGCCTGCTTGTTCCAGAGCCGCATAAAAATCAGAAGTACTTCTTGTGTATTCTCCGTTTTCATTGCAGTATTCTCTGTATCGGTTATAGAGGTCACCTGACTTTGCCTGATAGCTTTTATCTGCCTCACAACACTCATTGATGAAATTGCCAAGCCAGTCATTGCCATCCCGATAGGCTCCAATTGCATCTAAAACACACTGCGGTCGGTTAATCTGATAGTTTGCCGCAATGACCTTTCTTGCACCTTCAATCAGCCAGGAAAGCACTGCACCGCCAGCGTTATCGACCAAGTGCTGCGTATAGTTTTTGATGTCATTAGAACCCTGAATTTTTGCGTGAAACGGGATCACAATCAATCTTCTCCACGTGCCATCATCCGATGCACCAACCTTCGGAAGATGATTGGTATAGAGTACAAGTGTATGAGAGGGTTCAAAGTGAAACGGAGCCTTGAACTTCTTTTCAGCAAAAATCGGATCCGTGGAACAGAGCTGTTTGACTACGCTGGTATTCAATCGCATACCTTCCTGCAATTCTGCTGCAATAATCATTCTTTTTCCTTTCAGTTCTGCCATTTCAGGCTTCACGTTTCTCTTGCAATTGACAGTCAGGGCATCTGCTGAAATGTTGCCGCTGTAACTGCCGAGAACCTTGTAAATGACATTCCAGAACGTTGATTTTCCGTTTCGTCCGTCACCGTAGGCAATAATCATCGCCTCCAAGTACACCTTGCCCACAATGCAAAGTCCGCAAATCATCTGCACATAATCAATTAAACTCTGGTCACCGCAGAAGAACAGCTGTAAGGCATCCTCCCACAAATCCTTACCAGCATCACTTGGAACAACCGCCGTCACTTTCGTTAAGAGGTCGGCAGGATCTGTAGGCTTCCAGCCATTCAATCCTTCGGGCAGATAATACGTGCCTCCGGGGGTATTCAAGAGCATTGGATTGCTGTCGAGGGCTTCGGGATTGTGGAGAACAAGCGGCTTTGCAGCATCCAGTGCATTGGTCATACTGCGAACATGGCGATATTTCATGACAAACGCCTTGAAAGCGGCATAGTACTGATACTCCTTGTATGCGGCGATCTGTTCCTCGTCCAGACTATCCCGAAACTTTTTACCGCCATTAATTGCTGCATCTCTTGCAACACCAAGGCTTTCCAGTTCCAAAAGTGACGCTTCCACCTGCTTTTCCGCCTCTGCCAGCTGTACATCTGTATGTTCAATCATGGCAAGAGTGACGGCGTGTTCTGACTCCTCCCAATAGGTTCCGTTGTATCTTAAATAATCAGTTGCAATGGTAAATGCCACCTCATCTGAGAAGCATTCTACAAATGTACGAGCCTCTCCAACGTCTGAAAAATCATCGGGAATCAGGGATTGTTTGCCGTATGCTTCAGGAGAAATATATCCTTCCTGGGAAGTTACTTTTTTGCCGAATTTGCAGGCACTGTGCCAGATGGTTTCCAGTTCTTCATCCGAAAGCGGCGGTTCGCATTCTGCTGCTTTTTCCAGGAACTTCTGATAACTTTCCTTGGTCACACCAAAACGCTTTACAAGCTTTCCAGCCATGCGAGACATTGTGCTGTTTCGCTGTCCCTGCGGAATGTTACGGTTTGACTTCATCAGTGTAAGCCAGTCCTCAATGGATAAACTGCCTTCATGCCATACAACATCACTCGGACAGCCAAACAAAAAACGTGAGGCATCCAGTGCATTTCCGTCAAAGAACGGCAGTTCCTTATGAATTTTCTGCTTTATTGCCTTATGGGAATTTGCATCCTTGCAGGGTGCTGTCGGGAAAAATACATGGAAACGTGGACGGGCAGATTTGCTGCCTTTTGTCAACATATGATGACGGCTGTAGGTCACTGCAAATGCAACATCTCCTAAGCTGTTCATCAGCATTTCAGGCGTGATCCAGTCTTTCGGGTCATCTGAATGGTCGTTGTCACAATCCATAGGTACTACATCAGACAGCAGGAAATTGGCATCACTGCGGGCAAAATTCTCATACTGAGCACAGACATGATCATAGACAACAGCTTTTTTCAAATCCGCTTCTGAAGTAATGACCTTTTGGTTGGGATAAAGGATATTCTTTTCATTGCCGGTACAGTTTGCTGTATAGAGCGTAAATTTCATTCTATTTCCTCCAGTTCTTCTGTAAAATGCCGAATGGTCATATGCCGCCGCTTCGCCCATTTGATTTCCTGCTGCATCCCCTCCGACCGCACAGAACCAAACACCCACAGCTGGGCACACTTTGACAGCAGTACCAAATTCATGAACATCGCTGTCTGACGATCTTCGCCCAGACTGTCATCCATGAATTGCGGAAACAGCAAGTGAGGAGCGATAGGGACATAGTGGGTATCTACCGCAAAGCGGCTGTATCGTCTGGCGTTTTCGATATTGTCATTGATGCAGCCGTGGGAATAGGGAGAACAAATGTATACCAGCGGTCGATAAGCGGCAGCCTTTTTCGCCTTGCGTTCCTCTCGTTCAATACGGCTCAGTGCCTCATAAGCAGTGAGATCAATGTACCCCTCGGCATTATACCGATTCATGCAATACTCCTTTCAGCCGTTTCTGTGTGCAAGCATCGCAGTAAACAGCACTGCTGAAAATGTCAAAGTTTTCTGCTGTCCAGAAGATACTCAGATCAACCGGCACTTCTGCACCGCACTGCGGGCAGCGGCAGTATACGTTTTCATTGTTGATCTCCACGGAGATACTGGTGGTGTCATTCAAGTTTTCTTTGATGTAAAACATATGGAATCCTCCTAATCTTTCTTGTAAAAGCTGCATTCATATCCGTCTGCCCGAAGCAACAGTCCCTTTGCCCAGTCTGGTGTTCTCGCCATCTGCTGACAGATCTCATCCAGCTTTGTATCTTTTGGGCATTCGATGATCATTTCATCGTGAATATGACCGACAATAAAGTGTTGTGATAGTGTCTGCATGGAATACATCAGCAGATCTCTTGCAATTCCTTGGACGCAGTTCTCTACAAATTTCGGCCCATAGCTTTCAAGCCTGTCCCATTTTTTCTGAGCATTAATGCCCATATATGTAACAGATTCACCGCCGAATTTATTCTTACCGATGTAGGGTTTAGCATAAGCAAGACGTCTTCCGCTTGGCAGCCTTATGAACAGAAACCCTGCCTCATAGGAAAATAGCAGTCCGTGTGTTTTCGTTGCTGTTTTTCCTTTGATTGCCTTTTTTACAGCTCTATCTACCGCCCACCAGAGTTCTGTAATATGCGGTGAAGCCTCACGCCAGTCGGTTACGATCTGTTTCAGTTCCGTATCGGATAAGCCGAGAGAATCTGCTCCCATAGCTTTCATGGCTCCAACCGATCCGCCGAAACCACAAGCCAATTCGGATATCTTTCCTTTCTGCCTTAAATGACCGTTTTCACCATGCTTTACAACTGGCACACCGAACATCTTTGATGCTGATGCACAGTAAATGTCCTCGCCGTTTGCAAAAGCCTTCATTCGCCATTCTTCACCTGCAAGCCACGCGATCACTCTTGCTTCAATGGCAGAAAAGTCTGCAACGATAAATTTCATACCTTGCCTTGGAATAAATGCGGTGCGGATAAGCTGTGATAGTGTATCAGGAACATCATCATACAGCATCTGAATATCTTCAAAAGAACTGTACTTTACAAGTTCTCTTGCCTCTGTCAAATCAGGCAAGTGATTCTGCGGAAGATTTTGCAATTGCACATTTCTACCAGCCCAACGCCCCGTTCTTGATGCCCCATAAAAGCTGAACATCCCTCTTGCACGATTATCGCTGCAAGCTGTATTTTTCATAGCAGTATACTTTTTCACTGAAGATTTAGACAACTGCAAACGCATCTGAAGCACGGATTTTACAGGCTCTTTTGCAGTTTTGATAAGTTCCTGCACCTGTGTTTTGCCGAGTGAATCCGACTTGTAACCCTGTGTTTCAAGCCAGCCAAGCAACTGATACACAGAGTTCGGATTCTCCACACCTGTGAGCCTCTGCATTTCAGTCGTCAGTTCTTCTTTTGCCTCTGCATCAAGGCAAATTGCCTTATCAGCAAGCTGCATATCTACGAGAATACCTCTGTCGTTGATTTCCTGATCAAGATAAAATTCCTGCCAGATAAAATTGGGAACAGGAAAACGTAACAGTTTTCTGTCGATTTCAAGTTCAGCTTCTACATCACGCTTGTTGTACGCTTTGAAAATCTCCCATTTATCGGGATAATCAGTGGGGGAATGGAACTGCGGTACACCGTCAATTGTGTCGTATGGCACACAAAAGAATTTGACGAGAGCCTTGCCATCTGTCATTTTCTGCTGTTCAATGCCCAAAACCTTTCCGACTTCTGCAAGTGATGACGGCAGTCCGAGCGTTCTTGCATGAATCATAGAACAATGCCAGCTTTCGGGATTTAAGAAATCTCCGACAGTATCTTCGTCAATGCTGTAACTCTGAAAATATTGAGGATAATTCTTACGAAGATATTTTGAAAGACAAACTCTCTCAAAATTCACATTAAATGCCTTTTTTATCACGTTTTCATCAACAAGAGCAGCGAGAACATTTTCGGGAATTTCTTCACCGTTTGCCATATCCACTACCTGAACAGGCTGTCCGTCTATGGAATAGGCAAACAGCAAAATATCAAAATATGGGGTATCTGTATAAGCATAAATGCCGCATTTTGATATGTCCTTATCGGATTTTGTTTCGATATCAATTGTAATCATGTTTATCTCAATTACCCACCCAAGCATAACGCCTAGCTGTCCGCCCAGCTATCTTAGTTCAGAAAATCCTCGTCTTCTGCAGTTGCGAAGTCGTCCTCTGCACGGCTGTGACCGCCCAACGGTTCGCTATCTCGAATCTTCTGGATGTTCTGCAAGCCACAGGCAATGCCACGAGATGTTTTGGTGTTGAACGCATAGAAGGTGATGCTGGCTCTGCCGTAGACACCGCTGTAAATCTCGCTGTGGTCTAAAATCTGCTGGCAGGCTGCATCCACGATGCCAGGGGCAGTGATGGAATTGGCATTGACGAAATAGCTGTTGGCATACGCTTCATCGTCCGGTCGCTCCAAATCCCCATCCCGAAGCGGAGTCTTGATCGATGTCAGTGGCGGAACAGATTTGCTGTTGCCTTTCAACTTGCCCTGACCCTCCTCGTAGGCAGCCTGAATGGCGGCACGAATCTTTTCGATGGTTTTCGTGTCCGACTTCGGAATGATGAGGGAAACGCTGTACTTCGGCTTACTGTTCTCGTCCATCGCCTTTGCTTCCCAGAGGTTGGCGTAGCTAAATCTGCATACACCGGTTACTACTTTTGCAGGATTGATATACTTTGCCATAATAAAAACTCCTTTATTCTTTGAAATCTACCTGTGCAGTATTCCACGCAGGTCGTTTGTCTGATAGCGGAACAAGTGTTGGCTTTCCCTGTGGTTTCACAAGCAAATCTCCCAACAATTCTTCAAATTTTTTCTTGCCCAGCATTCTGGTCATTGCGGTAATGCCCAGTACCTTATGTTCGTATGGGTCGAACCCAGCAGCTTGTACCGCCTCCGCTGCTGCAGTTTCACTGCAATATGCTCGTCTGGCTCTGCCTTCAACCAGCTTCCAATTCTTCCACGCCTTTCCCTGTAAGGACTGCTGCAAGGCGTATTCTTTGACATCGGAAGCCCATGCAACCAGTTGGTCGGCAGTTTCCAAAATTGCTTCGATTTCGGTATCGGTCAGCTTGTCCGGCATCGCAAAATCATACTTCGCCAATTGTAGATTGTACTCCGCCCGTTTCCGGCAAGTTGCTTTCACTTTGCAGAATCGACAATGTTCACCAGCACAGAAATCACCATCGCCTCTGGCGGCAAGTGCAGCTTTTGGTTTCAGTTCGGTTTCCGTCCAGTGCAGCAGCTCCGACAGCGGCAGGGTGCATTCGCTGAGGTTCTGGATTCTCGGCTGAAAAATCACCATCCGAACCTCTGCGATGTCATAGAGGGCATCGAACAGTTCCAATGCACCCAGAGCATACAGCATCATCTGCGAGTTGTGATCAGCAGATACTGCTACGCCCTTACCATACTTAAAGTCAATGACAGTCAGGACATCATCTGCAACAATCACACAGTCGCCCGTACCAAAACCGCTGGGAACGTAGCGGCTGAAATCCAAACGCTGTTCCACTAAGACCATCGGTTCTTGCAGGGTTGCCAGCAGTTCGGCGATGTATTGGGCGTAGCTGTCCGTGCAGTCTTCCATTTCTGCATCGTAGAAGTCTAAGTTCTCCGTGGGATTAGATGCCGGATTGCCAAGCAGCTTTTGCACTTTGTACTCTGCCAACTCGTGGGCACACGTGCCTTCCAGGGCGTAGTCTGTCACGGTATCCGGCAGGACAGCACAAAGCTGTGCAGAGGGCGGACACGCCAGCCATCGGGCACTGGAGGAAGCCGAGAGCATAGCGTGTTTATTCGGCATGGGCTGCCTCCTGTGCATCTGCAAATAGTGCAGCGTATCGTTCTGGTGGAACTTCAGACAATCGGCTGCCGCCATACTTTTGCAGCAGTTTCAGCACCGTTTCCTTTTGTCCGCTGCGGGACAGATTTGCCAGAACACTGCGGACTTCTTCCAACGTAATTGCCTTTTCCACTGCTTTTTTGACCGCTTCTTCTTTTTGTGGATAAATCTGTGTAAACGTCTCCACTTCCGCCTTGGAAGCACTTTCTGCCCACTCTGATGCGACCTTTACGAAATCGCTGAGTGCAGCAAGGACATCTATGAGGGTTTTCATTTGGTTTCACTCCTTTGCATATTTTTGACGATAGGTCTGAGAACTAAATTCCGCTAATATTTGGCGAATCACTTCTGCTTGCCGAATATCTGCAAACAATAGCAATTGCTCCAAAGCAACAGATTGTTCTTCTGTAAGCATATTTTTATATGGATGATACCAATCTGCTACTCTAACACCGCCACCATTCCCGGAACACGTCTCCAGAGGATAGTCCAATGCAAGTACATGAATGTCGTTGCGAACAGTATTACAACATACACACAATTCCTGTGCAAGAAGTGGAACTGTTGTTTGTCTGCGAGCAACTAAAATCTTCATGATTTCGGCACGCCGTTCATTCACACTCACATGGACACCCCCTTTCCTAATCGTCGAACTTACTCTATCATTCAAACTACCAGCCTTTTTGGTAGTTTGAAAAGAGTTCACAAAACATTTTCAATTTGTACAGGCATAAAAACACCGACAAGGTGCAGAAAAAATTCTGCACCTCATCGGATGTTCTCACTTTTTTACCAAACTGGTCAGCCACGGAGCAATGGGTCTTGCAATCATTCTCGCATTCAGATATGCCATTTCCAGTGTCAGACAAGTGCTGCCCAGATAATATCCGTTTCGTTCTGCCAAGGTCATGGCAAGGTTCGGTTTTTCCATATCTGTTAAACAGATCGGCAGCAGAAACTGCAATTGATTCTGGTATCCCTGCGGTACTACCAGCCCCGGCTCAATTACTGCTTTTCGTCTGCCCAGTTCCACTGCCGTTTCCAGCAACAATGGCAGATTCTTAAACCGAAGCAGCTTCTTTGGCAGCCGTTCCCGATTTTCCGGGTCGCTGAGAATGTGTTCTGCATTTACCCGAATTGGCCATTCCGGATTGAAGTTTACACCATTTTGCATCATCGGGAAATATGGCTTTTTGGGCAGCGGCTCTACATATCGCAGCTTGGAAGAAACAGCATCACAGAAGCCGGTGAAATACCATTTCAATGTGGTGTCTTTCTTTTTATTTCGTTCAAAGCAGGCGTAGATTGCCTGATACTGCCTTGTGTACAGTCCTGTATGAAAGCAGGCACAGTTGTTTTCCACATGGAAATATTCCGTTTCTCCGGTGTTGTAATCGATGCTCAATTTCCGGAACATCATATGGAGATACCGTTCCAAAATCGGCGTATCTGTATTTTTACATTCGGTCTGGGGCTTTCGGAATCGCCATGCTTCCGACAACGCCATTTCTGCCAATTGTTCTAACTGCCCATACCAATCCGGCACATAGGCAAATTCAAATAAATCTGTTTCTATCATTTTATCACCTTACACTTAGAAAGTGCCTCCAGATACTTTGTTTGTATCTCTGCTTTCTGATCTTCACACACATATTGGTGCTCTGTGCCGTCTGAACAAATCTCAACCACAGTTGACAATGCACTGATATATGCATCGTAATACTGCAGCAGCTTTTCCTGTGCATCATGGTCCCCTTTGACAGCACGATACACCGTTTCATAATCCAGTTTCATGCTTTTGTGTCCTTTCGTAATAACTGCGAATATTTGCAAATGCGTTTTTCTTCCGTTCTGACACGGAGCGTCTGGAGATCCGCAATGTTTCGGAAATCTCGGAAATAGACATTCCATACCAGAATTCCAAAATAACCACTTCCTTTTGTTTGGGCGGCAACAGCAGCATTGCCTGATACAGCCATTCTGTTGCAACGACACAGCAGTATCCGTTTCCAGCATCGATGAAATGTTCGGATGGATAAACAGCATTTTCACCGTGTGTTTTCAAAATGTACTGTACGATATCTGTGTTGACCGACTCATTTTTCCTTCTTGTTTTTGCAGCAGCGGCGAAATTTCTGCTTGCATTTCTCATTACTGTTTTACTGAAGCTATCGAAAATCTCAAGCTTCAGCTGATCATCATCATGCGAGGGAGCAGACATTATTTTCCCTCCCTCCATATTCAGTTTTGAGAAGCCCTTTTTTGCCCTCCTGAAATTACTAAGACAATTGAGAGAAGCAAAATGGGAAGGTTTTAAATGTAAATTTTATATGAACAGGTAGGAGAAAGAAAAAAGCAGCATACAAAACCGGTCATTTCGCCGGATTGTATGCTGCTTGAGGACAAAAAAAAGGGGCAAGTCCAACAGTGTTAATGTTGAACTTGCCCCGAAAAATGAAAGGAATGGAGAATCATTAGAACGGACAATTTTCATGAAAAGATGCAAGCATACAGATGTGAAAGGGAAGTGCTGGAATCGATTCTGCGTGGAAAAGTTTATTTTAATGATAGGTTCCATCTGATGCTGCATCCTTCCGGCGTAAAAATACACCATAAGCGGATTTTAGGATGATTGGAACAGTTTCATCCAAATTGGAACAGCTATTTTGAGAAGCACAAATTCGCCTAGATGCTGCATCATTTCAAACCGGAAGGATACAGCATCTACATTTTGTAGATGCCGTATGCTTAATTGTATTGTTTTGAAATTTCCGGCTTTTACCGTTTGGAGTCCTCTTCCTGTTTTAACAAATTATAACGCATCTGGCAAAGGTCAAATACATTCAAAGTTTGATCTCCATTGAAATCTGCCGCTTTCCAGTCTGCAAGCTGTGTGTCTGGAACAGACAACAGCCATTTTTGCAGCAGTACAACATCAGAAATTGTAAATGCACCGTCTGCATTAACATCCCCAATGATTCGCTCCTGATACTGAATAGTGGCTCCTGTTAGCTTTTCATTCAGCAGACCAATGGTAATCTGATTCCACTCTTCTTCCGTTCCGTTATAGGAAACTGCACGCAGATTTTTGCAGTTATAAAATGCGGAATCTCCCACCTTAATCAGGGAATTCGGAATTGTAAGGGTCTCCAGATAAGGATTCTCGGAAAAAGCATACATTGCAACAGATGTAACACCGCTTGGAATGATATATGCAGCATCTGTCTTTGCTGCCGGATAGATTATGAGTGTATCTTGCTTCTTGGAATACAGAACTCCATTTAGACTAGAAAAATTGGGATTATCTTTCGCAACCTGAATCTCCTGCAATGCACTGCAAGAGCCAAACGCATTTTTATCAATTTTTGCAACTCCAGTTGAAAGTTTCACAGACTTCAAAGAAGTACAGCCCAAAAACGCCATTTCACCAATGGAAGTTACTGTATTTGGGATTTCAATAGATGTAATTGCAGAGAGATAAAATGCTCCGACAGAAATTGCAGTAACTGGAAGTCCTTCGATCTCAGAGGGAATTACAACATCAGAAATGGAATTGTCAAAGCCGGTGATCTCAATTGAATCTCCATGGTTGACATAGGTGAATGCCGATGTAGCTGTTGCAATACCAGTAGATACTTGATCAGGGTCTTTGACAGCAATGTCCAGATAACACGTCACATCAGAAAATCCACCGACGCCCTCACACTGATAGGCATACCAATGCTTTTCCGCATCATAGTTCACAGAGTTTTCTTTTACATATCCCTCTGCAATCAGCTGATCAAACAGTGCGTCCGCCATTTGCTTTCTGGTTTCCTGATCTGCATTCTGAAATGTGGTATCGCTGGACAGTGCGCCTACCTTTTGTGCGATTTCTGCCATTCTTTCGGCATCAGCATCCGATACCGCATCATAAATTACGACAGAAAAGGTTTTTGTGGTAGAAACTGTCCCATCAGCATCTGTCAGGCGAGCATAATAAGAATAAGAACCAACTGCCGCATTCTCAAACGACAGCACAGCAGACCAGGTTCTATCATTTTCCAGGTCATCTCCACTAACGTCGAAGTTGCCGTCATCCAGCATTTTTGCGACTACTTCGTTTGTTTTAGCATCAACCAGTTCTACATCGCTTCCGGAATACTTTAAGCAAGTAGCCGTAAAGATCACCTTTTTGTCGGTTTCATCTTCCATAAACTCTGCGTTTCCAGTATGCTGATTTAACCGCAATGTAAAAGAAGGATACTCCGCTGCACAAATTTGCTCCGCACCGACAAAAAAGCAGGTGCCGCTCATCATTGCAGCAGTGAGCAGACTCAGAACTCTTTTTTTCATAAAAACTTCCTCCTCATTAAAATTATATTTATGATACCATAAAAAGAACACCTGTGCGAGAAGTCTACGAAACTTACAGTGTTTTCGACGAAACTTACAGTTTTTCATATTTTGTTTTTATTTTGCAGCCATGCTTTTTTACAAATACAGAGCCACCTCAGCATCAAAATAGACATCATTATGATGGAGTTGACAGATTCCATCATATTTTTCAGCTGCTGATTCTACATTTTTTAATCCATATCCATGTGATTCTGTATCTTCTTTTGTTGTTACGATTTCGCCATTTTCATAATGAACCTTTCCTGGATAGGTATTTTTTACAGCAATAAAGAGCATACCCTTTCGATAAGTCATTGCGATTTTCAACTCACGTTTTCCGTCAGTTTTTTGAAGTGCCTGTACTGCATTGTCCAGCAGATTTGTCAAAATTGTGGAAAGGTCTACAATTTCTATGGGAAGTTCTGTTGGTATAACAATGTCTACGGTTACAGCAACATTCCAATCAGAAATAGATCTTAACTTGTAATTGATAATGCTGTCTACCACAATATTTCCTGAAGTAGAGTACAGTACAGACTTTTTTTCTTCTTTCTGTATCAACTCTTGTAGATATTGTGAAGCCTCGTTGGTTTTGCGACCTTCAAGAAAAGCTTCTACAATAGAAAAATGATTGGAAATGTCATGGTGAAATCTTCTGGTGTCTTCCACTGCATTCTGCATCAGCTGACACTGGTTCTGGTAGTAATTTTTTTCTTGCTCTGCCACTGTTGCTTTTGCAGCCCGTGCATATGCAATTGACAGTGATTCATACAGAAAAAATACTACGATATTGATGATAAATAAGAGAATCATGGAAACTGTGACCGATTGTGCTGTCACTCCAGAAACAGTCGTAAACAGCAATTCTATGCCAATTGTCAGAATTGGTATGCACGGAGAAACAAACATTGTCCATATTGGAAGAATCTTTTGCTCATTTCTGTGATGCGAAAAATATCCTAATAGCAACACAATCCAAAAGATTACCATACGAGATAAAAAGATTCCGATCTCATTTTCATATTCATATCTTTGAAGTGGTTCTATATAGGCATTTTTTGTAACCACAGATACAATTAATTCCACGGCAAATCCTAAAACAATATATTCTAATATTGCAAGCAAGCGTTTTGGAAAAGTGGTATTATAGCATAATGAGATAGAAAAAAGTGAGATTATCGTGAAAATCAGATTCAAAAAAGGAATGTTTGCAACGAAATGAATCCCAATTGTCAATACAAAATATAATGCATAAACGCTAATTGTAATTACCTTGTTTCGTATCTGTGTTCCAAAAAGCGATTGAAAAAAATAATAAATAATATAGATGGAAAATAATTCCGAACAAGCGTATACAATATCGTAGTTGGATAAACTCATACGGACTCCTTTCGATTGATAGCAAATTGTTCTGCTCTGATCTCTTTTCGTTTTGACTGTGCGATTGGCAGTTCAATTCCTGTAGATAGATATACTTTATCATAGGCATATTTACGCACATATAAGTGATGAACTAGATATGTTTTGTGAATACGTAAAAACTGAAAAGATTTTAATTGTTTTTGCACATGATCCAACAAGCCATAAAAGCTATCTTTATGATATTCGTTCTGAGTGTAGTAGTGTATGATGATCTGGTGATCCTCACTCTCAAAATATATAATATCTTTGATCGGTATTTTCACAATGTTATGTCCTGTTTTGTATGTAAATGCATCGGCTTGTAAATGCAATCGATGAATCAAGCGTTCAAATACCTTTTCAATTTTTTCTTTGTTAATCGGTTTATGCACAAAATAAAGTGGATCATATTCAAAAATTTCAATGGCATACTCCTTATTTCCTGAGATATACGCAATTTGTGTGGCATCATTTTTTAAGTTGTCTCGAATCATTTTACTAACATCAATACCAGTAAATTCAGGCATTTCAATATCCAGAAAAATCAAATCGTAGAATTCACCGTTTTGTAGATGCTCACATAGTTCTTTCCCGCTGTAATAGATATCGATATCAATTGCAATGCCTTTATTGGTTGTAATTTCAATCAAAATCGTTTCGAGTTGTGTTCCTATTTCGACAGCATCATCTATAATTGCAATTCGAATCATGTAATCACCCCTTTGCTTCCATAATACCATAAAAAATCTTAAAAAGCAAGGGGACTAAAAGCTTTTCAATCAGAAATTCTAAAATAAAAACATATTTTTTATTTTGTCGAATCCAAACTTTATCAAAAATATACTACTTATAATATTATATACAAAAACGACCTGTTAGAAACACTTTCATAGCAGATCATTTTTATAAGATTAATTCAATTATTTGTTTATTCGATACGAAGATTTTCAATTATAACTTTTCTTTCACCGCTAAAGTTTTTCCTATGAAACACAAATTTCAATTCAGAAACATCTTTCCAAAACATAAAAGTACTTTGGAATTGAGCAAGCGGAATTTTGAATTCTCTCAAATCCTCATTTAAATAAATCTCGTAGGAAACGTCAATGCCATTAAGGCAAATTTCAATGTCCAAAAAAGTTATTCCTTCAGATATATAAGCTTCAAAGCACAAGTTTCTATCATTTGCAATATAATTTGTAAAATTTCGTTTTTCAGCAAATACAACAATGCTACATAATTTACTTTCTGTTTTTTCAAAATTTATTATAGCAGTTATTTTTTCTTGATTAGATTCCTTTTTAATGATCTTACAACCATCATTCTCCAAATCATCAATACAATAACTTCTTGCAAAAGCCATATTAAATTTTCGATTATTTTCTAAAGTCAAATTCAAAAACTCATCTCTAGCATTCTCCCAATGCGTCTGATTAGGATGAATACCAAATTTGTCATTTAATATCTTAAGAAACTCATTAAAAGCTGCTTTTGTCATGTTATCACAAGTTCCTAGTTTTATTCCAACTTTATTTCTTTCTACAACGCCTTGTACATCATTAAAATCAAATCCTGGAAGCAAAATACTTAAACTATCTGCCTTCCGTAACCAAACAGCTCCCATTTCATTTAGACATACAGGGCTTGCGTAATAATTATCAGATAAAAAGTAAATCGCATATATATTTTCATCAGAAATCAGCTGATTTAGATATGCATAAATATCATTTCCTATTGCAATTTTTGTTTCTGGTACAGAAGAACAAACAATATCTTTCTCTGTAAGTCCAATTTTGTACATAAACGAAACAAATGCATTAACGACTTTCTTATCTTTAGAAGAATGACTTAAAAATAATTTGTAACTCATTTTTTCTCTCCCTTTATGGAAAATTTAGCATCTAATATAAGTATACAGCATCTTTTCGTAAATAGCAATACTATTTTCGAATTTTTCGATAATTTAAGCTGCATTAATCTGTTGTGTTTCTATCAAAATATTGCTTTTAACAAAAAAACGATAGCCTCGACCTACCGTTTTATTTTACCCTATCGTTTTTTTGTTGTTTCAGAAACGCAAACAGCCTGCCAGGAAAACGCTCTCCAGCAGGCTGTTTTTGATTAATAAAGTTGAAAAAGCCACGCATTTTCGGCATTTTTCCAAAAAGAAAGCACTGCACAATTGTATCATTTGTGCAGTGCAGTTATGGTTGCGGGAGCCAGATTTGAACTGACGACCTTCGGGTTATGATGGATTTATTTTATATTTTTGATACATTTTAGACATACACAAATCGTACAATAACGGCGATATTGCGTTATTTTTTTTATTTTGGCATTCATCAGCTTACGCACTGCGTACATAATATTGGGGTCAGTTTTGGGGTCAAAAAACGAATCCTTTTTTGATCCGTTCGATTTTGCAAGTGTGATGCTTCTCCTTATCATAGTTTATACCAACCAAAAGAACTTCACCGCTATAATTCTGCAAGCAATCCAGATAATCTTTCTTTTTAATCTGCTTCACTGCCTCTTCTGCGGAATGCCCCCACTTCAATTCAACAATCAGAGCAGGCAGATTACAATTTCGATTTGGCTCAAATACAATATCTGCAAACCCTTTTCCAGCTGGCATTTCCCGATGCAGGGTATAGTTCTTTTGAGCAGAGTAGTATGCCAAGGAAATCACACAAGACAATGCATTTTCATCGTTGTATTTCAAGATGGATACATTTGCTTGATGTACTTGTTCGATTAGTTCTGCAACAGTTTCTTCGTCACCTGAAAGTGTTGCTTGCAATAACTTTTCAGAAGAATGAATTGCCTGTACAACTGGTTCCCATCCGCCGTCTTCAATGGAGTTGATAAACTCTTGCCGAACTTCTCCGTTTGGAATCCATACGACACGATTCTGTTCATCATAAGTCAAGTATCCCAGATGCACCAACAGCGTGAGAACATCATCTGCACTATAAAATGTAGTCATATCGTTCTGAAATTTATCCGGATTTACGGGAACTGTTTCTCCTGCAATCATCTGTATAATCTTGTCACGCAGCCCATCTTGATTCAAGTCAATGTAAACTTTCAGTGCTTCGTATGTTTCCGTCTTTGTCCAATAGTTATTGAACTTTCCACGCAGCATGGCTTCTACCACAGACTTTGGATTATAAATTGAAACCCCATCGACACAATATCCATCATACCATTTTTTTGTTTCAGAGAATGGCATGTTGTATTGCTCGCAAAGCTGCCGCACTTCCTGTTCTGTAAATCCAGTAAATTCTTCGATCGGGGAGGCATCTGTCATAGAATATTCGTAAAAGACATTGATTGCAGAATGTTCTCCATATTTTTTGATTGGCAGAATGCCAGTCATATAAGCAAGGGCAATATAACCTTTATCTTTCAATAAATCTCTCAAAAAGTCCAAGTATTTTGTCTGTTCTTCGAGCTGGTTCTTTCGAGAACGAAAAATGCAATCCCATTCATCAATGATAAAAATAAATGGAACTTGGTAGTTTTGATAAACGTCATCCAGCATAAAAGTTAAAATGGACTTGTCCAGATAATCTATATCCGGATATGCTCGCAACAAATCACGTCCAACAGCCTTTGTGACCAATGCAATCATCTGTTCAATGGTTTGTGTTTTACTCAGAAAACTCTGCATATTCAGGTGAATGACATTGTATTGATTCAGATGCTTTTCAAAGTCTGGATGTATTGCAATTTTCAGATCTTGAAATAATTCTTTGGAATCACAGCCTCGGCTGTAGTAAGCCGTCAGCATGTTTGCTGCCATTGACTTTCCAAATCGACGTGGTCGGCTAACGCAAATATACTTTTGTTCACCAAACAAGACAGAATTGGTGTATTGGATTAACTTTGTCTTATCTACATAAATTTGAGAGTGATTAACAGCGTTATAAAAGTCTGTATGATTCGGATTGAAGTAAATTCCCATTCTATGCCCCTCCTTGCTGTGCCATCGTTCCATTATCGTTATTATATCATAAAAATAATGGAAAAGCAATGAAAATTCTTTCTGCATGAAAAAAGCCGCCTTCCCGTATCTTGTAGATACGCTGGGAAACGGCTTTTGATCTAGATTGTATGAGAATAGTTGTTTGTACGTTTACAACGACTTCTGTGGTAAATTTTCATGTGAAAGTATTTTTTCCGGTAATCAGAACCTTTATCTCGTTGAGAATTAACTTCAATTTGTTCACAGTTACTTTTTGTATAAAAATTGTTTAACTGCATAAATTATATTAAATTATAAATATTATGCCCCTGCGAAAAAATCTCTGTAAATTCAACAACAGTGATAAAAAACGACATTGCGAGCGGCTTGAAAAACAGTCGTTCAATTTTTTTACAGTATACAATAAATACCGTAATTTGTCAAGTTTCTCCAACAGTCAGTCTGCTGAAATGGAGCGTAGCGGAATGGAAGCAGACTGACTGTGCCGGCTCAGCTCAGTCTGTCGGGGTACATGATCTCCAGCTCGCCAAGAACTCTGCCCCAGTTTCTCAGCGGCATCGTCCACTTCTTTGTAATCTCGTGGGTTGCCAGATACAAAGCCTTTAAAAGTGCCGTATCGCTGGGAAACACGCTTCTCTGTTTGTTC